CAAGGCGGTGATGTGCAGAAAGCATTGGGGGCGTAAATGGCGGTGTTTCCCGCGGTCCCCCGAGTCTCGAAAGTCGATTTGTTCGTCAACGGCGGGTGGGTTGATGTCACCCCGGATGTTTACAACCGGGATGGCATCACCATCAGCCGGGGCCGGCGTGACGAACAAAGCAGCCCGGAACCGTCCCGGTGTTTACTGACCCTGAACAATAGAAGCGGGAATTACAGTCCCCGTAACCCTGTTGGCGCCTATTTCGGTTCCTTGGGTAGGAACACCCCACTGCGGGTGGCCGTCCAAACCGGTTCCGACACTTTCGCTCGCACCGTCGCCAACGGGTGGGGCACCGCCGACACCGGGCACGTCTACACCACCAGCGGTCTCGGCGGGACCGTCGCCGCGAGTGATTTCGCGGTGTCCGGTGGGTTCGGCACCCAATCGGTGCCCGTCGCGGCAGCCCACCGGATCGCGTACCTACCGGCCGCGTCGTACCGCAACATTGATGTCGGAGTCACGGTGAGCTTGCCGTTCACCTCGGTCACTGGTGGGCCGGTCGAGCCAGCGAACGTGGTCTTGCGGGGTCAGAGCACCACTGACTATTACATGGCGCGGGTCAGCGTCGCCACCAGCGGCGCGATCACCCTGGGGATCGTCCACTACGACGGGACTGTTGTCGCCGCCGCGGTGGCCACCGGGCTCACCCATTCCAGTGCACAAGCACTGCGGGTCCGGTTCCATTCCGAGGGCCAAACCCTGCGGGCGAAGATCTGGGCCGTCGCGAGCCCCGAACCGTTCGGATGGCTCGTCACCGGGCGCCTGAGCACCGACCCGCTCACCGGATGGGTTGGGATCCGCTCCGGGGTCGCCACCGGCAACACGAACACCAAACCGATTGTGTTCTCCTACGACGACCTCACCATCCGGGTCCCCCGTTTTTTCGGTGAAGTGTCCAACTGGCCGCAACGCTGGGACATCACCGGCACCGACGTTTACGTTCAGGTTGAGGCGTCGGGGTTGCGTCGCCGTCTCGGGCAGGGCACCGGACCGCTGCTGTCAACACTGCGCCGCGCCTACACCAATGAGCTGGCCAGTGATGTGGTCGCTTACTGGCCGTGCGAGGACGGCACCACCACTACCACGATCGCGTCTGGACTCCCTGGCGCCCCGGATATGTCGCTATCCGGGAAAACCACTTTCGCGTCCGATACATCGCTGGCCGGCTCAGCACCGCTACCGGTGATGGATGTGGGTTCGTGGCGCGGCGGGGTAGCCAACTACACCGTCACTGGGCAAACCGCGTTGCGGTTTTACATTCACACCCCGTCAACACCGCTGACTGATGGGACTCCACTGTTTTGGTTGGTCACCACCGGGACCGCCGCGATCTGGATCATCGGCACTAGCACTCTTACCCCCCCCGGTTCCATCCTCATTAACGCCGGTGACTCCTCAGGTTTTGGTATTATGAGTGCGGGGCCGTTCGCTTTCGGTTTGATCGACACTCACACGTTGCTCGGTTTGGACCTTACTCAAAACGGCGCGAACGTCGACTGGGCGATAGAGAGTCTCGATGTCGGGCAGACTTCCGGTAAGTTCGCTTCAGGTACTCTCACTGGCCGCACTGTTGGTCAAGTCGTTACTTTTGTCGCTGACCCTTTGCAGATATGCAAAGGCGTCACCATGGGGCACATCGCGATCCGGAAAGCGGTGACCCAAATATATGACACCGCGCCCGCTTTGAACGCGCGCACCGGTGATCCACTCGTTTCCGGGGAAACCACCGGTGCGCGAATTGTGCGCTTGTGTGCCCAACAGGGAATCACTGTTAGCGGTGATGGGGACAGGACCACTACCGCTGCCGCTGGCGCACAACGACCCGAATCCCTGCTGACGCTGCTCGATGAAGCCGCTGACGCTGACCTTGGGACCTTGTACGAACCCCGAGGTGATTTCGGCTTAGCCTTCCGCACTCGCACTTCGTTGTATTCCCAGGACCCGACCCTATCGTTGGATTACACCGCGGGCCAGGTCGCGCCACCACTAGAACCCGTTGATGATGACCAGCTAACTCGCAACGATGTGACCGCTATCCGCCGGGACGGGTCATCCGCTGAAGCCCAGCTCCTCACGGGGCGCATGTCGGTCACCGACCCGTCAGCTGGTGGCGCAGGCCGGTACAGCACCCAGGAAACATTCGTCGTCGCGTTCGACGACCAGCTCCCCGACCTCGCGTTTTGGCGCATGACCATGGGCACCCCCGACGAACCCCGGTACCCCACGATCAAAGTGAACCTCGCGAGCCCACAAGTGGTCGCCGCTGGCTTGGAAGCCGCCGCCCTTACCGTCGATGTCGACGACCGGATCACCATCACTAACCCGAAAACAGGTCAAACCCCGGACACAATCTCCCAAATAGTCCGGGGCTATTCCGAAACGATCCGCGCTTTCGAACACACCATCTCCTTCAATTGCGCCCCCGAATCGCCTTACGCGTTGCTGCAACTGGACACAGTCGGGAAACGCAAAATTGATAGCGACACTTCCACTCTCACGTCAGGTGTGACCAGCTCCGCCACCAGCCTGTCGGTGACATCAGTGGGACAAACCTGGACTAGAGCCGCCGGTGACATGCCCATCCCCATCCGGGTAGCCGGCGAAGTCATGAACGTCACCGCAGTCACGGGCGCCACGTCACCGCAAACGTTCACTGTCGTCCGCAGCGTTAACGGCATCGTTAAGGCGCAATCAGCGGGAGCTGTGGTATCGCTCGCCCGCCCAGCCAAAATGGGCTTGTAGGAAAGGGAACCATGCTCACACCGTTCCTCGCTGGGCAAGACACCACCGCGGCGCTACTGACCACGGCTTTCGACAACACCCGTAATACGAAAATGCTGCTCGCGGATGTGTCCAGCACGGTGACCACCTTCACTGACTGCCCGGACCTCACGTTCGCGCTGTCCGCTAACGCTGGTTATATATTCGACTCCCAAATCATTTACGACGCCCCGTCCGCGGGGGACGTCGTCATCCGGTTCACTGCTCCCGCCGGGACCACAATCCGAGCCGCCCCCTGGGGAATTGCTAGCGGCACATCAACCACATCAGGTGCGATCGTCCAATCAGTAACAGATCAGGTTGCCACTGCCACGATGTCCTTCGGTGGTGTCGCCACGGGCACCATGATGATGGCCCGGATCGCTGGTTTCATTTCCGTGATCACAGCCTCAGGGAACATCGTTCTGGGCTTCGCTCAGCTCGCGGCGAGCGGCACGACGACCTTAAAGATCGGGACCTCTATGGCGTTGGCTCGGGTGGTTTGATGAACCCTTGTGTTTGTTGCACGTGCACCCCGGACTTCGATCCGATGTGCCGCGCCCATGGTGGTCCCGACGTTCGGCAATGCGACATCCACGGGTGGCCCGGCCGGTTCTACCCACCGGGACCCCCACCGCTGCTGCGGCCATCAATGGCCCCAGATGTGACCACCGTTAGTGTCACGGCTGCTGACTCGATCGGATCCCTCGCCGACACCGCGGGATGAAACCCAGTGAACGAACACCGTTAACCACGCTGGAAAAAACACTGGGAGGCGGTAAATGCCAACTCCCGCGATCACGGCAAGCACCCGGTACTTCGACGTTGCTATCACCCGCGTGTATTACCTCCCCGTCATCGCCGCGTCGACGCTCGTGCCCACACGAACGGAAATGAATAACGGCATCAACCTCACTCCCGAACTCAATGACCTATCCGGGTGGGTCGTTGACGCCGAGTTCTTCGACACACAAAACATCAACACCCCGTTTCGCACGAAAGCCCCGGGTGTTCTCTCGACCCCGGATTCGACGTTGACGTTTTACACGTCGAAAACCGGTGTTGATGTTCGCGCGTCACTACCGCCCGGCACGACGGGTTACATCATGTTCCTTGATGGTGGTGATGTCGCCGCGAACCGCGCCGAGGTGTACCCGGTCACCGTCGCCGCCGTCAACGTCCTACGCAGCTCAGGTAACACTATCGGTGGTACAGGGACAAACGGACCAGCGCGAGTGACAATCAAATTCGCGATCACCGCGGCACCGAACCAAAACGTGACCGTACCCGCCTAAATCGGGGCCCTACTCCAATGAAGGCGGTGGCGTGGATATGACGCGTGTTATTAAGCAAGGCGTCGACTGTTGGATCGAAGCGAACTCGATTACCAGCGTCCGCACCGGCCAGCCCCTGGACGTCACCGGTTATTCCGTGCACGCCGTGGCCCGGGCGCTTTACGAACGCCGAACCCTAGGCCAAAACAACTACCAACGCAGTCCCGTGGTAGCGGAATGGTCCACCACACCGACCGGTACGCAAGGCACCGCGACCGCTGGAGGAACGGTCACCGACCAGGTCCAGTTGCATGTCACACCGACACAAACCCTGAACTGGTTGTGCCCCCTGGTGATCATTCAAGCGGAGATGACTGACCCGGTCACGGGATACGTCGAAAGAATCATCGACGAAGTTTACGAAGTCAGCTTCGAAGCCGTCGTGTAGTAAAACTTTCCGTAGAAAGGCTTATTTGGCATGCCATCAGTTCGTTTAGGTAATCCCGCTGCGCTCGACGGCGGCCGCGTCCTCGAAGGTGAGCAAGTCACCCAGGCGGTGCTGCCCGACAATTGGACCTCCGCGCAACTATTCACCGCGATCACCGCCCCGGACGGGGTGTGGCGTAATCATTCCGGTGCTACCGCGCCAACGTGGGTGGAGTCAGAGGACACCGCTCTGGCGGTGGAGCTGAGCACTCATTACGGCTGCCCCATCAAGGATGTGACCGCGCACACCACCGACGCGACCGCACCCGACGCAATCGCACCGGATGACCTTTCGTCGCTCGACGACATACCCACCCTCGCGTAACTAACTCTCACGGCCCCCGAGTCCATTTCCGGACTGCGGTGCCTTTTGCATGTCCGAAAAATTTCGAAGGGGCTGGTTCAAATCAAGGTCAATACTGGACAAGACAAGCAAGCGGCTGCGCTCGCTAATGGTGTTACCGCCGGATACACAGGCACCGCCACTGCCACGTCCGCGACAACACTAACCGCGACTGGCACGCCGTGGTCGGTGAACGCCCACGCTGGGCGTTTCGTGGTCGCCACCGGCAACGTGTACGGCGTCATCATCTCGAATACGTCAAGCGTTCTCACCATCGACAAGTGGTACGCCCCAGCGACCCCAACTGGTTCCGCGGCGTCGACGCCGTCATCAACGGCGGT